GTTGAAGATTTGTTGAATTTTGCATTGCTTTTGAGAATTTTGAGTTTGGATTCATGCTTTCGGAAGCCATCAAACTAGGAACCTGAGATCGAACCTCGTCACGCGCAATAATCCGGATCTGATCCGGCGTCACCTGTTCAACTTCAAAATCCTTACTTGTTCCGTAGTTTTCAATGGTAACTGATACGGCGGACCCACCTTTATTGATACGCTCGAGCATCGGTCGATAGCGCGCCGTTGTAGCAGCGTTTGAAACAAATTCCCCACCATGAACAACACCAGCAACGGCCGAGGTTCCGCCGTATCCGGTGAAACCGCCTTCTTTGAATCCAGGCGGCTGCTGCTGAGCAATGTTGGCCATTGGCACAGCGGCGGCGGCTCCAATTGACGCGGCAATGATCGTAGACCCAATACCGCCAGGAGGAGAATTCAAAGCCTTGAGGATGGCACCAGAAGCGTCAATACCCGCCTGAGCCATTGCGGCGGCTTTACCCACACGGAAGGTATCTTTTGAACTGGATTGCATTAGGGTTGAGAGATTCCCTAGGACTTCGCTTGTGTATCCGAGTCGTTCCTGAGCTTTTTCACGTGCGAATTTCGCTTTCATCTCTTCGGCTTTTTTATCATCAATTACGTTCATAGCACGCATGATACCGATTTGATCGTAGTAATGCTTGTATTGCTCTTCCAAAGTAGTGAACTGGACCTTGGAAGCCTCAATGACTTCGCTCGAGAATCCGAATGCCCCTAGGTCGGTAAACATAGACGGCTCAGCGCTGGGGAATGTTACACCCGCGTTCATGTTGCCAATGAAAGACTCGGCTCCACGTGGAGGAAGGTATTCTGGGGCGTTATGAGACGTGAACTTCGTCATGTTTGTCAAGGAAGCATACTTAGCCTTTACCTCATCGATCTTTTTTCCGGCGTGGTCCATAGCAGAAGAAATCACGTTATTTTCAGGTGCTACCGGACCCATTCCAAGTTCTTCACCGTTGAAACTAGCCAAAAGTGTTTTATATTTTGTCAGATTTTGCATTGTAGTAATTTTTAAGTTCTCAGACCCACCTTTCATTTCAATCTTGGTTAAGGTTTTTTCCAAAATTGAAACTTGTTCGTTTATGGCTTTTATTTTATTTAATTTTGTATCTTCAGCTATTGCGCCATATTCTGCTGTCGTAAGTCTGTCAAGATAATCACCGACAAGATTGAATTTACCTAACGTTGCTGCGTCTCCAATGGCCCTTATTAGAACACCGACACCCTGGGTCACGCGATTGATCCCACCGAGCAACGTTGTGAAAAACTGGCCAAGCAAACTTGTTTTAGTGGAATCGTTAGTTTTATTGAAAAACGTTGTTATTGAGTTCGACAGATTTACAAAACCTAAACGATTTTCCTCAAGCCATCCAGTCAGATCTTTTAGGACCAAAGATAAACCTTCTGTGAGCTTCGATTGTTTGCTCATCTCACCAAAAACTTGAATCGCTGTGTTTTTTAGCTGGATCAATGACTGACCAACTGTGGGGATAGTTTTTCCAAATTTTTCGTCTATTTCGTCAGAGACAGAAGCCAGAGCTTCGCGCATAACTTGAGCTGTGATCTTTCCTTCGGGTGCAAGCTTCAGTAATTCTCCGCGTGTGACACCAAGTTTCTTAGCAATAGCGTCGGCAACGGGCGGCATTAATTCCATTACCGAACGGAATTCATCACCGTCAAGCTTTCCTTTGTTGAACGCCTGCGAGAGCTGTAAAAGACTGGATCCAGCTTCGCCAGCCGTTGCGCCGGAAATAATCAGCATTTTGTTGACTGTTTCCGTAAGTCTTAAACTTTCGCCCTGGCTCGCGCCAATCTGTTTCAGCGCAAGGTCAAACCTAACAAAAGCTTTAGCGGTATCCTCGACCGGAACCCTTGTCTTATTCGCAATCTCAAAAACGCGTTGCGTAACCGTCGCAAGCTGGCCTTCGGACTCTGTGACCATCTTTAGTTTATTTTGAAGGTCTGTGTATGCGCTGGAAAGTCCAATGATTTCTTTTGCACCTTGAAATCCAAGATACGCCCCGATTGCACCTTTTAGCGCCCCTGGAATAGCAAACCCACCTCCAGCACCACCTGCACCGCCAGGGGTTACAGAAGGCGCTTTCGGTATCTTTGGCACGACCACAGAAGGACTTTTCAATCTTGACAATGCTCTTTGAAGCCCGTTGACTCCACTAGTTGCCTGCAAAGATTGTTTTTTAATGTCAGAAAGCCTTGCTGAAACGCTTGTCGGAATTAGTTCTTTCTTGAACATTCCTAGGTTTTTCTTAAGTTCGAGTATTGAATTGTTGGCGCTAAACGCCATTTTTGAAATTTCTTGCAACTTCTTGATAATCGAAGGTGCAATCTGATCCTGAATTTGAATTACGATCTTCTCATCGGCCATAGTTAAACCCTCCTGCCCCTAGGGATCCATTTTGTCACGGTTCCAGGCGCCGAACCGTTTGAAACAAACATTTTCCAGCCATTCACTTCAATTTTACCTAGCAAAGCTGCGCGGTAGACAAACCCGGCAGGCTCTTGCTTTGATGTGCCGTTATTCAAATCCACAATGTAGTCAACGTTGTTTGAAATGAAGATGTTTTGTCCTTGCTTTTTCATTCTCAGTTCATCTTTACCAATGTTGTAAGCTGTGTTTGAACTTTGGATGTATGTTGAACCTTTCGAACCAAAAAAATACGGTTCAATTTCTCGCCCGCTTAATGATCCTAGTGAAACAATCCAATTACTCAATGCGTTTGATGTATCGACTGGTGTTTTCTTTACTAAATCAAAAAGGACCGCTTCAGCGCAAGCAATAGAAAGGCGGTTGACCTCTTGTGGGAGATCTCCCGCCAATTTCGCCATTGATTTAGCCAAGTCCCCTAGATCCTTCATTTTGCATCCTTGTTGACATGGTTCAGATAAACGGCGTCAAGTGCTTTGATATAACGATGTAGCTTCGTGCTTTGCTCCTCGTCAAAATGATAAGCTTTTGCGTATTGATTCACAACGCTCCATGGAATCGGGCCTATTCCCATACCTATTTGCCGATCACTCTCAAGGTCAAAGAATGCTGAAAGGTAAAGGTCAAGGCCCAATTCCAAAGAAGGCGCGTTCGCAATTCTGTCAGGCATCGGGGCATTATTTAAAAACGCCTGTCTTGCGATTTGATGTTCTAACTCTCCAATTTCCAGGGTATAAGTTAGAACTTCAGTTAGTTTTTTTCTTCTTGCTCCATTTCAGCTTCAAGGAAAAGGCTAATGTCTTTCGCTTTTTCCTGGAGATCATCGTAAAGATCAGGAAGCTTTTTTAAGAGATCTTTTGCGTTTTCTTTGTTGAAGATGACCGCTTTTCCGTTCTTATCCTGAATGTTATCCCAAGATAGAAGGATCGTGCCCACAAAAACATCAAGGAAAACTTCCTCAGCAATTTCCGGCTTGAGGGTTTCGTGTTTTAACGCTTGCTTGTGTGGACGCGTTGCCAATTCGACCGCCCTTGTATAGCGCTTATTAGAGCGACACATGCGAGCGAGCCGAAAGGAAGGAATAGACCCATCCTCATTGGCCGGATACTCAACCAAAACGCCTTCTTGCTCCAGCTTTTTGTCGGTTCCGAATTGTTTGAAAATGCTCATGTGTTTTTCCTATGAAAAAGGGAGCCCGAAGGCTCCCGGTCCTTTCCCCAAAGGACACCCGCCAAGGCATCCTTAGATTAAGGCTTTTATGCTGGCATTGCAATGTTTGGCAGGTAACTGAACCAGTTCGTTAACAAGGTGTATCCGCTGGCGTTTTCGTATGCGGTATGGTCAACGGGGATCTTAATCGGCTGATCTTTCTCAACCTGAAGTTGCCCATTGCTCAAGCCAAGCAATGGGAGATCAAACACGACCCCCTTGTTATCCTTGGCGAAGATCGCGTTCAAAGCAACGTCCGAGTTTGCCCGGATGGCAGCAACTGCGGCAACATCGGTAAAGAATGCGGTAACGGAACCGGAAACGGCGAAGTTGCCATTGGAAGCGTCGAAAGCACCCAAGACACCAATTACCTTTGTGGGCGTAACCCCGTTGGAAATGCTCAAGGAAAGATCGGAAACATACGCGAACAAAGGCGAAGGATTTGGGCTTGTTCCAACAATGTTCATTTTGATGCGGTAGATGTCGCTGGAAGTATTGATTGCATCCTCGGCGGGCTGAGCAACGCGGGTTCCGGATTTGACGCCTTCCAAAGCCGTGCGATGTTCCACGTCGCAACCCACAAAAGTCATATCTACGCTCACCTTGTCATTGGCAGGGGTGTTGATGCTGAGTTCATTTGGGATTGCGCCCACAACGTATTCAGACTGAACATCACCACCCGTGCAAGAAAGTTGGCGTTCAAGCTGGTAGGAACGGCGCTTGATTAAGGCGCAAGTGTTTTCGTTCTTGATGACCTTACCAAAGA